TATCACGTTCAAATAAACGAACTCCCGAGCAAATCTCGGATATTAAATGATTACCAGGTGCGTCATATTGTGTAATGTATCCAACATCCTGTAAGAAGTTTTCATCACATTTTGAGGATCCATGACACCCCGTTTCTTCTGATACAAAAAGACCAATTTTTACTTTATCTAAAGTCTTTAATAACTCCAAACAAATAAAAATACCACATTTATCATCACCACCAATACCTGTTGGGTTACCATCTTCGGTGTATGCTTTTAAACATGGGACTTTAACCTCATCAAACTTTTTTCCAAATGTATTGGGTCTGATGAGGTTTTCTTCTTTTACGATGATTTTATCTACCTTATGATGAACGGTGTCCGTGTGTGCAATAAACATTGGGTAGTATTCACCTTCATTTAATTTGCCTTTAGTTACATATATATTCATCATATCATCTCGGTAGTAGGAGACGCCTGGAATTGTGTCTAATTCATTACAAAGATATTCTACCATATCTTCTTCTTGATATGTTTTAGAAGGGACCGATAGTAATTCTTTGAATTTTTGTATATTCATTTGTTTTTTTTACAAAAATAGTAATTTTTAAACAACTAACCAATTTTTGTTTTCCTTTTTGTTGGTTTTTTTATTTTTACTTCGGTTTTTTTATTTTTTTCATCATATGAAAGTATAAACTTAGATCCTTTTTCTGGGTTATCTGATATAATCTTATCAGTAACAGCATCATCAACCCATTTTTGTATTGTTCTTTTTAATATACGTGCACCAAATCTAGTGTCAGTTCCAACTGAAATAATATGTTTTTTAAGACTTTCTTCAACTTCTAAGTCAAATTCTATACCCTCAACTCTTTTATAAACTTTTTCTAACTCTAATTCTACTATTTTAAGTAAATCGTCTTCATTCAAATCTTTAAAGTATATTATTTCATCAAATCTATTTATAAATTCAGGTGCAAATTTTTTGAATAATTCTTTTTCTAGAACTGATTTAATCTCTTCTTCTTTTTTTTCTGTTTTGGAAATAGTAGAAAACCCAACACCAGTTCCAAAATCTTGTACTACTTTAGTCCCTACATTAGATGTCATTAAAATTATACAATTTTTAAAACTTATTTTTCTTCCATGTCCATCAGTCAAAAACCCTTCATCTAACATTTGTAAGAAAACATTAAAAATTTCAGGATGTGCCTTTTCTATCTCATCAAGTAAAATCACTGAATATGGTTTATTTTTTATTTTATTTAAAAATGGTGAACCATCTTCATACCCCACATAACCTGGAGATGTACCTGTAAGTTTTGAAGTGGCAATTTTGTCTGAAAATTCACTCATATCTAATCTTATAAGAGCATCTTCAGTGTTGAACATGTGCTTTGCAAGCTGCTTTGCCAATTCAGTTTTACCAACACCTGAGTTTCCTATTAATAATCCACTAAATATTGGTTTTTTTGGGTCATTCAAACCTACTTTATTTCTTTGTATAGATCTTGTTATTTTTGAAACGGCGTCTTCTTGACCTATAACTTTAGTAGAAAGGGTATCTTTTAGTGTTTTTAACTGTTCTGTTTCATCTGTAGAAATTTTTGATATTGGAATTTTTGTCATTAAAGACGCAACGTCATATACAACATCTTCAGTCACTTCTCTTTTAAATAAATTTCTATTTTTTTCAAACTCTGTTTTTTCTCTTTCTAAATCTGCTAAAACTTTTCTTTCTTTATCTCTTAAATTAGCTGCTTCTTCATACCTTTGGCTATTTATGACTTTGACTTTTTCTTCCTTTATTTCTTGTGCTTGTCTTTTCAGATCCTCAATAATTTCAGGTAATTTAATCTCAACTTGAGATCTTGCTCCTACTTCATCTATAATATCAAATGCCTTATCAGGAAATTCCCTATCGGTTATATATCTATCAGCTAATTCAACACAAAGTTTTAATATATCATCACTATAAATAACTTTATGATGGTCTTCATACCTATCCTTAACATTTTTTAGAATCTGTAATGTTTCTTCTTTAGTGGATGGATCTACTAATACTTTTTGGAATCTTCTTTCTAATGCACCATCTTTTTCAATATTTTTTCTATATTCTTCTAAAGTAGTTGCACCTATACACTGTAATTCCCCTCTTGAAAGTGCGGGTTTAAATATATTGGATGCGTCCATAGATCCCGAGGCGTTTCCGGCGCCTATCATAGTGTGTATTTCATCAATAAAAATAATAATATCAGGATTAGCGTACAATTCCTCAATAATAACTTTCATTCTTTCTTCAAACTGACCCCTGTACTTTGTTCCCGCAACAATAGAAGTCATATCCAAAGAAACTATTCTTTTGTTTGCTAAATTTTGAGGGCACTCACCTTCAAATATTTTTTTTGCTAGTCCCTCAACAATTGCGGTTTTACCACATCCTGGTTCACCTAATATTATCGGGTTGTTCTTTTTTCTTCTTGATAGGATCTGTGCAATTCTATTTATTTCCCCCTCTCTACCAACAACTGGGTCAAGTTTTCCTTCTTCTGCTAGTTTAATCAAGTCTCTAGAAAAATTATCTAAAACTGGTGTTTTAGTTTTACCCTCACTACCTTTATTTTTAGATTTTTCTGTATCGTCATATGAATCAATCATAATATTATTTTTTAATTTTTATTATTAATAGTAACCTAACATTTTTTCATAATCAATATTTTTTGTTTAATTTGACACTGTGTCATTATTTAACAATAGTAATATGACATTTTGTCATGTTTTTATGTTTGGCATTTAATTGGTGTAAAATCATACCAAATAAACTTATAAAAAAATAAAATTATGTTTAGTAGAAATTTTGAAAAATTATTTAACGAACTATGGTCATCAGATCCATTCTTTAATGGTGATAATTGGGAAAGAAAAAACTATAAGTCTGAAGATGGTAGTATTTCATTTACCTACATTACAAATAAACGTGGGGATCTTAATAAACAAGATGAATTATCATTACTAAAACAAAAATTAGATATTGCGGTTGATGAACAAAATTTTGAGGAAGCCGTAGAATTGAGGGACAAAATTAAAAATTTAGAAAAAAATAAAGAGGAACTTACAAAACTTAATAAAGAACTATATGAATGTGTAAAAAAACAAGATTTTGAAAATGCTATAATTATTAGAGATAAAATTAAAAAATTAAGTCAGTAATATCTTTAAAATCCACCTCTGTAGGTGGATTTTTTTTTTGAGCATATTTATAATTGATATTATGAATAAATTTTATTTAAAAGAAGAGGAAAAAAAAAGAATTCTTAGTTTATACAATAAGAACCAAAATTATATTTCAATAATAAAAGAGGAGTATTCAGGAGAAAAAGCACAAGGATATAATGGTGACATTAATAAATGTAAAAAAGACACACCGATTAACGTTGTAAGTAAGGCAGGTTTAAATTGGAATAATGTTAAAAAGGTTTGGGGGTCTAAAGGTAATATTAACGATAATATAAAATTAAGGGATGCTTTTTGTGAGGGTTGGAGACCTGACCAAAAGTCAACCCAACCAAACATTCAGAATAATTCTGAAAAACCAAAAACAGATTTACCTAGCGATGGAGTAAGGGAATCGACTTTTGGCGATACGTGTATAAACGTTACCACTACAGGTTCTTTTGATGCTTTATCTGCCGATAATCCTGAAAATTTAGAAAACTTCATGAATAAGTTCATGCAAGAAATAAAAAATAACACACTTTTAAATAACTCTCTTTCTAAGGGCACATTATATGTGGGGTCTATAAATTTAATTGGAGGTGCCAGTAATATATTTAATAGTGTTGCGACAAGTTATGAATTAGAAAATAACTATTCTCCAACTAATAACCCAAAAGGCGATTCAGGAAAGGCTTATGAGGATAATAAAAACTTAGCAAAACAAAGAGCACAAAATTTATTTAATCAATTATTAAAAATTTTTCCTGAAAATAATATAAAAATTTCTTCTGATATTAAACCTATTTTGGGTTCGGTTGTGATAAATACTGGTGGTAAACCAGATAATACTAGAGACAAAAATAAATTTAAAAATCCAGGACAAATTGTAAAATGCTCTGTTGATCTTTGTGGTGTAGAAGGTATGGAACCAAAAAAAGAAGAAGAAAAAAAAGACAAAGAATCTGTTGAAATTAAAACGGTTAGTATTGCTAAAGAAGAAGTTAAAGGGTGTTTTAAAGATGCTAAAATAGAAGTAAATTATACTGGAAAAGGACATAAATGTAACTATGCGGTTTATGAAATTTATGCTAACGGAGTAAAAATAAACAGAAATGATGGGAAAGATTACGCTAGTTTAAATAATGATGGTGATGAGTTTGATAATAAAAAAAGTGAGGACGGAGATCCTGAACATAGATTTAATACTTTTATAATAGATCAAATCACCGCAGACAAATTTGTTAATTACAATAATCTAATAACTTATCAAGGAAATCTACAATTAGACGCTAAATGTGTGTTAAGAAATCCAAATTTATCAGCAGGATGGGCAAAAAAAGGAGGGTGCCATGACGGTGTCGGTAACATTAAAGTTAATGCAAATGGAAAAGAATTTGAAAAAAAATCAAAAACACCAAACTTATATGGAGAATCTATTAATATAGCCTACTTTCCTGTTTGTAAAGAAGAATATAATACTTATTTAACGGCGCTACAATCACAAAAACAAAATCAAACTTAATAATATGGCAATAAAAACAACAACAATAACTGGAACTAAAATTATTTGTGAAATAGTATCAAGTAATTTAAAAAATGCGGAATACGATTTAGAAAATAAAAGTTTAGTTGTTGAATTTAATAATGGGGTTAAATACGTTTATGACGACGTACCACACGAAAAATTCTCACAATTAAGATTATCCGAATCACAAGGAAAATTTTTTAATACAGAAATATCTAAAAAATATAAGTATAAAAAATTATAGACTTATACTAATATTTATACATGTATGAATAATTCTGAAAAAATAATTAATAGTTTTTATCTACAAGATGAACTAAATCCTGATATATGGGAAATAGATAAAGGACAAAAACCAAAAATAAAATCAGAAATAAGAGAAAAACTTTTAAAGGCTGCTGAATTATTTTTAGATTATTTAGATGTGGATTTTTTTGTACATGATATAATTCTTATCGGTTCTTTAGTTGGGTATAATTGGAGTGAGTATTCTGACTTTGATGTTCATGTTATTTACGATTCTAAAGATTTTGGTGAAAATGAAGAACTTTACAAAGAACTTTTTAAACTTAAAAAAGTAGTATTTAACGCGTCACACAATATTTTAATAAAAGGGTTTGAGGTTGAGTTATTTGCTCAAGATTTAAATGAAAAAGAAAAGAGTGTGGGGTCCTATTCTTTAATGAACAATTCTTGGATTAGAGTACCTGAAAAAGAAAATTTTGTAATAGATAAAGAAAAAATTAAAGAGAAGGCAGAACAGTGGATGAGTATAATTGATGGGGTTTTAGAAAACGCGGAGGATGAAGACATAGACAACGCAATTAAATTAATTAATAAATATAAAAAAAAGATTTCAAAATATAGGACTTGTGGTTTAGAAAGAGAAGGAGAATATTCATATGAAAATTTAGTTTTTAAATATCTAAGAAGAAATGGGTATATTCAAAAATTAAAAGAGTTTAGTTATAAATTAACAGATAAAATTTTATCTTTAGAACAGGAAAATATTGAGTAAAATATAAATTTCAACATAACAATATATTTATATATAAAATATTAATATTTTTAAAACTTAAAACAATACAATTATGGGAGATTTAAAACCGTTAGGTAGTGAAAAATTACAAGGTATGGATAAGATTAGAAGAATAATAGAACTTTCTAACTATAAAATGCCGCAAAATATACAAGAATCTAAAAACTCAAACACAGATAAAAATTCGGAGTACTCGGTAAAATTACCAAACGGTTTTTATTATGGTATAGTTAAAGAAACTAGAGGTTATATTATAAAAAATAGTATAGATTCTGAAAATTGGTCTTATATGAATGAGATAACAGAAAGAAAATATTATGATTCATATTCTACAGCACTAAAAAGACTAAATATAATAGTATCAGAAATTAACAGAGTTAATAATTTTGAAGATGAAATCCCCCTTTTAGGTGAGGATACAAAAAAAAAACAACTTTTAGAAAAAAAGTTTGTTCTTAAAACTAAAAAAAAAGTAAAGTCTGACACAGAAACCCCATCTTCAGATTTGGGTTTAGATACAACAAGCACAGATATGCCGGCACCTCCCGCAGGTGGAGACGCACCAGCACCTCCCGCAGGTGGAGACGCACCAGCACCTCCCGCAGGTACAGACGTACCAGCACCTCCCGCAGGTGGAGACGTACCAGCACCTCCCGCAGGTGGAGATATGTCGGAGCCAACTGATATTGGGGGAGATATGACTGAACCAACAGATATGGGTGGAGATTTGCCAGAACCAGAGGATGGTTCGGGTGAAGATGAATTGAGTACTGAAGATCCTTCTGATTTTAGTTCTGAAACTGAAGATGACACAGATGAGTCTGCGGTAGGACCTATGGGTTTAAAAACAATACAAAAATTAACAGGTAGATTGAGTCAAAAATTAAGAGCATTTGATAAAGATAAAGGTATGGATTCTCAAGATATAAAATATGTTCTTAATTCAATAATATCCGCAATTGATATTAATAAATTGGACGATGACGATAGAGAAGACGTTATGGACAAACTTGACAATATAGATGAATATGGTAAAGAAGATGATTTAACAAATATTGATTTGTCGGGTGAGGATGGTTTTGAAATGGGTACAGAAGATTTAGGTGTTTCGGAAGAACCTAAAATTAATGAGTCTGTTGAGAAAGTATTATCAAAACATTTTCTTTTTAGTAAACAAGAAAAAAAAGAAATTAAAGAAAAAAATAAAAAAACGTTTTTAAAAGAAAAATTACAAAAAATAAAAGTTTTAGAAGAAATAAAAAAACTTAGCGAATCTAATAAACAATTAATAGCCGCACGTAATTTACTTTCAGAAAACAAAAATATAAAATTTATAGGCAAGTCTAATTTAGAAAATTTAATTTTCAGTTTAAATAATAAACAAATAAAGGTAAATCCGTTTGGGAAAATTTTATGATTTTAGTATATGTAAATGAATTAGGCCCTAACTATAAAGGTGATAATATATATGAATTTATATTTTCTGATTTAGATGATGTTTGGGGTGAAGATTGGGATGCCGAACCAGCATCAGGAAAACCACAACCACCTAACGTCGATTACATAAAAATGGTTGGTGTTTTAAAAAATTCTGAAATTAATTTGGATTTAATACAAAATTCTGATTTTTTTGGTGTTTATGATGCAATTGATGGTGTTATATCACTTGCATGGGAAAGATCGGATAGTGATGAAATTTTGATTAACAAAAAAAAACGATTGGTATTTAACTACGGGGATGATATAGAAACTGTCGAAAATAGATTATATGAACGAGACATCGTATTAAAATGGGAAAAAAATTTATTAACAAATGAAACACATGGATTATAAAATGGCCTTTTTATTAAATGAGGGGTTTTCTATTAATACTATCACTAATATGGATTCTAGACAGTTAGGGTTAATATATGAAAAAATAAAAAAAGTCTCTAAAGAACCTAAAGAGGCAGTTACAAAAACAACCACTTCAACCACGTACTCAAAAGATGAGGCCAAAGGTAAAACATTTAATAAAGATGAAGATGTGAATGTTACTATAAATAAAGACGATAGTGTTACAGTAACCAAAGAAGGAGAAGTTACTGAAAAGTCGGTATCAAGAAAACAACAAAAAGCCATGGGAATTGCTTTGGCCGCAAAAAAGGGAGACATACCAAAAAGTAAATTGAAAGGGTCATCTAAAGAAATGGTTAAAATGTCAAAAAGTGATTTAGAGGATTTTGCATCAACAAAACATAAAGGTTTACCAGAGAAAAAAACAAAAAAAGACGTAAAAAAATTGGAAGAAAATATTCTTAAAATAGTTGAAAATTATTTGTATTCATCAATAACAAAAAAAGATTTACTTACAACTATTAAAAAATATAAATAATGAGGAATGTCGTTGACAAAAGAACAAGCCCTATTAGAATATGCTAAATGTGTAAATAATACACCATACGCCTTAAAAACGTACTTACAAACATACGACAACACACAATCAAGGTATGTACCATTAGAATTATTTAATGATCAAGTAACATTAGTCAAAGATTATGATGAATGTGATGAAAACATCGCATTAAAATATCGTCAAGCAGGTGTATCCACAGTAACATCCGCATGGGCATCAAAAAGACTTGTATTTGCTAAAAAAGAAAAACCTGAAAAAATTCTAATTATTGCAAACAAACTAGATACCGCCGTTGAAATGGCTAATAAAGTTAGGGCGTTTGTTGATCAGTGGCCAAAATGGATGGGTGTTGGGTTTTCTGCAGAAAAAAACTCACAAAGACATTTTAAATTAACTAACGGTTGTGAAGTAAAGGCGGTTGCTACTTCAAAAGATGCTTTACGTGGGTATACTCCTACTATACTTATTTTTGACGAAGCCGCTTATATCGATGCTGACGAGGATTTTTGGTCGGCATGTATGGCTTCCCTTTCAACAGGTGGTAAAGTAATTGTTATTTCAACACCTAATGGTTTTGACCCAATATACTATTCAATTTACAGTCAAGCAATTAAAGGAATGAATGACTTTAGAATAACTGAAATGTATTGGTTTAGAGACCCTAGATACTCCAAAGATTTAAAATTAATTAAATGTAATGATATTGTACATTACATGTTAAATAGAGCGGACTATAAAGACGATGAAATTACTATAGATTATAGTAATATTAAAGTCAGTGATAGAGATTTTCAAGATATAAAACAAAAAATAGAAAATGGTGGATATAAAGCATATAGTTCTTGGTTTGAGGCCATGGCCAAAAAATTAAAATTTGATAAAAGAAAAATTTCACAAGAACTTGAATGTAACTTTTTAGGATCGGGAGATAATGTAATACCTCCTGAAACTATGAAATCTATAAAAGATAATCAAATAAAAGAACCTGAAAATAAATTTATGGGTGGGGTGTTATGGCAGTGGAAGGAACCAATTGCGGGTCATCGATACATTATGGGTATGGATGTATCTAGAGGTGATAGTGAGGATTTTACAACATTTATCATAATAGATTTTGACGAAAGAGAACAAGTTTTAGAATATATAGCAAAAGTCCCACCTGATGTTGTTGCAGAAATTGCGTATAAATGGGCAACTATGTATAATGCTTTTATTGTTACTGACATTACGGGAGGTATGGGGGTTGCGACTTCTAGAAAATTACAAGAATTAGGTTATAAAAATTTATATGTTGATGGAGTTAATCCAGGAGACAAATGGAAATGGGACCCCAAGATAAATGAAAAAATCCCTGGAATAAACTTTAATTCAAAAAGAGTGCAAATTGTAGCAGCTTTTGAGGAGGCACTAAGACATGATTTTGGTGTTAGATCCATGAGGTTATATAATGAGCTTAATACTTTTGTTTACATTAATGGGAAACCTGACCATCAAAAAGGACAACACGATGATTTAATAATGGCTATGGCTATGGCTTTATATGTCGCCGAAACATCATTTTCTAAATTAGAAAAGGCGACCGAGCATGCAAAGGCTATGTTAGAATCGTGGTCTGTAGAATCAAATGATTTTAAAGGTTCTTATACAAATTTTAACCCCGGCATCCCAAGCGTAAATTATGGAGATTATGGGTATAACCATAACCAACTTAGTAGAAGTGACTATGAAAAATATTTATGGTTATTCGGTAACAAAAGGGTTTAGTTTAAAATCTAAACAATTATTTTTTTTTAAAAAAACAAAATGGCAAAAGAAAAACTAACAGTATGGCAAAGATTAAATAAAACATTTGGTCCATCATCTAATTTAGATCAACAGTCGCCGGTATTCAAATTTGATAAGACTCAACTATTGAAGACAACGGATAAGACGGAATACGAAAAAGAAAAATTAGAAGCACAACAAACACTATATATTGGAAAACAGTGGCAAAAAGTTGAAAGTAATTTGTATCAACAGGCAGTTTATTATGAACCGACTAGAATGGCGTCTTACTATGATTACGAATCTATGGAATACACTCCTGAAATATCCGCAGCTTTAGATATATATTCTGAAGAATCTACAACACCAGATCAAGATGGATACATACTAAAAATATATTCAGAATCGAAAAGAATAAAACAAATTTTAGTAGATCTTTTTATTAATAAATTAGATATAAACACAAATTTACCTATGTGGACTAGAAACACATGTAAGTTTGGTGATAATTTTGTTTATTTAAAATTAGATCCAGAAAAAGGTGTGGTCGGATGCCAACAATTACCAAACATTCAAATTGAAAGGTTAGAGAAGGGCATGAGATTTCAACCGGACAAATATTCACAAGAAATGGAAAGCGATTCTTTAAAGTTTGTTTGGAAAGAAAAAAACATGGAATTTAACACTTGGGAGGTTGCTCACTTTAGAATTTTAGGTGACGATAGAAAATTACCATATGGTACTTCTATGTTAGAAAAGGCTAGAAGAATATGGAAACAATTACTTTTATCAGAAGATGCGATGTTAGTGTATAGGGTTTCTAGAGCACCAGAAAGAAGGGTATTTAAAGTTTTTGTTGGTAATATGGACGATAAGGATGTTGATGCGTATGTACAAAAGGTTGCAAATAAATTTAAAAGGGACCAAGTTGTTGATTCTAAAACAGGTAATGTAGACATGAGATATAATCAAATGGCGGTAGATCAAGATTATTTTATACCCGTAAGAGATCAAGCGGCAACTAACCCTATTGAAACGCTACCGGCTGGACAGAATTTAGCTGAAATTGCTGATATAGAGTATATTCAAAAAAAGTTAGTAACTGCGTTAAGAATACCAAAGGCATATCTAGGTTTTGAAGAGGCGGTTGGTGATGGTAAAAATTTATCGTTACTTGATATTAGATTTGCAAGAACGATAAATAGAATTCAAAAATCTATGCTTGCAGAATTAAATAAAATTGCAATCATACATTTATTTTTAATGGGATTTGAGGATGAATTAACAAACTTTGCTTTATCGTTAAATAACCCATCAAAACAAGCCGATCTCCTTGGGGTTGAGATATGGAAAGAAAAAATAACTTTGTTCAAAGACGCGGTTGCACCTATACAAGACAGTTTAGCACCAGTATCGGCATCTTGGGCTAAAAAATATATTCTAGGTTTTTCTGACGAAGAAATAAGACTTGATTTACAACAACAACGTATAGAGCGAGCAGTTTCTGCAGAATTAGGAAAAACTGCGGAAATAATTCCTAAAACGGGTGTTTTTGACAATATAGATAACCTTTATGCTAAAAAAGAAGGTGATAAATCCGCTGGAGGATCTGCACCGGCTGGTGGAGGATCTGAAGGGGGAGGCGAAGGTTTAGGAGCACCATCTATGGGGGGAGAAGAATCAGGACCTCCACCTAGTGGAGGGGGAGAAGAAACACCACCAACAACAGAAAGACTAGTGAGAAATGATTTAGATTTACTTTTAGAAGAAAATTTATTTACAGGTAAAAATTATATGAATTTGTCTAAAGGAAGAAATTCATTAATCCAAATTGATGATAGGTTAAAAGATTTACTGAATAAGTGATATTTATAAATAAAAATTATATGGACACTTTTGGAACAATTAAAACAAAGATAGAAAACGTTGCTGTTGAGTTAGCAAAAAAACCAAGTTTTAAAAGATTTATATTTGAATTTAACACATTTGTTTTAAAAAACAAAGATTTATCTGAATTATATTATATCTATGACGATTTATCTTCAAATAAAGGAATCCCGTCAGATATCGCAAATGACTATATTAACGAATCAATTGAGTATTCTCAAATATTAATAGAATCTCAAACTAAAAATTTAAATTATTTAAATACTTGGATAAACTCATGGAATAATCAGAAAATTAATAATTACTCTGATATTGATAATGTGATCTATAACAAAGGCATTAAAAATCTAGAAAATATTTTAGAATCTAAAAAAAATATTAAAAATATAATTACAAAAGAAGAAAGTAGAAAAGAAATTACTGAAAGTATTAATATACCAATATCTTCCATGGTTAAAATTGCAAATGAAAATTTAAAAAAAGAGTTAGGTCATTTAAGCGAAAATGATAAAAAAGAATTAGATGAAATTTTATCACTTAACGGAGAAGAGTTAAAAGAAAATTTTGAT